GGAATCGTTGAGAGGGTAGGCAATCAGCGTGACGCTCATAGGATGTTGTTCTTGTAAGCGACTGCAACCTCAACCTGCAACTGGGTAAGTCGGTCGTTCCTGCGAGTCGTGAATTGGTAAGTGTTGGCGTTGACGATGGCTTCAACCAACTGGCCATCCAGTTCAAGCCATACCTGCCCGGAGCGGACCATCTCAATCAGCCAAGCCGACTCGGCATCGGTCAGCCAGTCCGAATTGAGTGCGTAAACATAGTCGAACTCCCCTGCCCAAACCTTGTCGTAAGTCGTGGTTGCGTAAACGTCCGAGTTGTAGCCGAAGGTCTGCCTGCTTATGTTGGCCCGCTTGCGGTTCTTGAGCGTGAAGGTGTAGGAGTCAATGCCTCCGTATTTGTTTTGGAAGTGAACCGGGATGGAATTGAATCGCTGGCATTGCCCGATGACGTAGCGTTGACGAATCGTGATGTTTGCCCCCTTTTGGAAGTAAACGTCGTAGAAGTCCCCGGCATTGCCTTGGAAGTTGACTGACCCTACCAAGCCGTCCGAGCATTGCCCAGAAGTGAGGGCTTTGAGGTTCATTGGCCCGACCCCAAAGCGGACGACATTCGACCCGGATACACTTGACGCAGAAACATCGAACTGCCTTGCAAAGGTCGCTCCTGTTGCACTCCAATATTGAATGTAAGCCTTCTCGACCCCGTAGTTGAACTGACCGATGGAAAGCCATCCGTAGCCGTCCGCATAGACCGTGCGAGTCGTCGGAGTTGTCAGCATCCGGGTCGTGTCGTTGACGATTGCACCGCTCGGAAAGTAAAGACCACCACTCCAAGTCGCAAGTTCGAGTTGTTCTAAGTTTCCTGCGAAGGAAACATTGCCCGACACGGTGGTAACGGTTCCTGTCTGCACGACTGGCGTGTTTCCGTATTCCTCCATGAAGTCGAGCCTGTATCCCGAATAATACCCGGCATGGTCCACGAAGCCTGCTTGGGTCAACGTTGGCTTAGTCGGTGCGATGAGCGTTTCAACGACCTTAGCCACGTCAAAGAAGCCGAAGTTGGTGCTGGGCAGTTTGTCGCACTTGAGCCGTGCAAGGGTCGTCCCTGCTGGGTTCTTCACATCGCAGACGTAGCGGTAGTTGGGTTGTGCAATCAGCGAACCGCTGACCTTGAAAAGTATCTTGTTGTAAACGGGTGTAGCCACTTGGGGCGACCCTGAAAGGACGGTTGTTGCCATTTTATAGTTTGGTTGCTACGCTTATGGATTTGCCAAGGGTTTCAGCAATGGTGTTCACCAAAACGTCTATCATTTCGGGGGATAGGGCGTTGCTCATGAACTTGGTTCCCTCGACACCTCGCTCACGGATAGCAAAGGCCATTGTCCTTCCAAGGACTAAACCCTGCTCCTGCTTCGTCCGCATCCGTTCAAGTTTGCGTGAATAGGTTGGAACGACAGGAATGCCCTTATTTGCAATCCAGTCCGCTATGGCTTGGGGTGGTGGAATCTTCTTGTCGTAGCGGAACTTTGATTCCCTTGCGGATATGTAACTCGATGACCTTCCGTGAACCCCTTGGTCAACGTACTTCCAATAAGGGTTGGCCATAATAGCCACGACGATTTGCTTTGCGGATAGTTCGATGTCTTCGGGGGCGATGGATGCCGAGAGCGTTCCCCCTGCATTTGCGTTTGCTGCTTCGAGGTTCTTCTTCGCAAGTTCGATGACCCGTTCAATCCACTTGACCAGCACGTCGTGGGTTGGCGACTTGCCTCCACCCTTAGGGCCTACGATTGAACCAATCCCCTCCAAAGCGGTTTCGTCGATGCCCTTCATCGAACCGCTGCCGAACTTACCTACGGGTTGACCATTGGCGAGGATGATTGTTTCCATGTGGGTAAATGTCCCCCGTGCCGGATAGTGTCTATCTGCGCCTCGCTCGCTCCGCTTCCATCCTCTCCGCTTCCAAAATGTCGTGAATCAGGAGGGCGTAGTTCAGGAATTCCACCGCCTTCATTGCGAAGATGGCATCGAATTTCAGCACGTCCTTGTTGGCCATCCTCCACACCACCATCAGCCAACCGTAGCCTGCGAGAGGGCTTACGTCAGCCCCTCGGCCTTCGTCATCAGGTGCTTGGAATAGTCGCTCAAAACTTTCAAGTAGGATTCTGAACTTAGCAAAAAAAAACTGACAACCCCCCAAACGTCGCCCACCTTGGCGTACTTCTTCATTAGTTCGGCTCGCTCGGCATGGGCAGCCCCGTCGTACTTTTTCGGGAATAATCCGAATAGACCGCCCTCACGGCACAAGGTCGCCATGATTCGGTGGAGGTTTTGCAACAACTGCTTCTCGTCGGTCGTGTTTGCGTCCATGAGTTCTATCAACTGCCCAGCCGTCAACTCGTCCGTGAACACGGTCGGAATCCACCACTTGCCACCTGCTTTGAACTTTCGTTTGTAGCCCAATGCAGGCAATGCGTTCCACTCGCTGATAATGGCCTTGTAACGCTTTAGGACGCTCTTGGCGGGCATCTCTCGAACGATTGATATATCCACCCCCTCAACGATTGCGACGACTCCTGCACGCTTGTCGTAGTCCCCAAGGACGCTGCTGAACTCAATGGCTCCGATGCGCTGGAACTGGTCGATGGTGAGGTCTTGGAGTTTCATAACTTAACAATCCAAGAGGTATCGGTGAAGTACTGCAAGGGTTCTCCGAGGCAGTCCATGACCGCCTTTAGAACTTCGGGCATATAGGAGTCGTGGCCTGCGATGTAACCGCCCGGCTTGACCTTCGGCTTCCAAGCGTTGATATCTGCAAGGACCGAATCGTAGGAATGGTCAGCGTCAATGTACACGAAGTCAAGCGAGCCATCGGCATACTGCTTGGACGCTTCGATGCTGGTCATCTTGACCTTGGTGATGTTGGGGTAATTCGGGTGCATAAGGTCAAACATCTGCTCGGCTGGCATCGTGCCACCGAAGTCCCAAGTATCAACGCAATGCAGTTCTCCGCAATGCAGAGCAATGACCTGACTGCTCACCCCCGAAAACGAACCGACCTCCACGCACTTGTCCGTTGGCTTGAGGTACTTTTGGCAAAGGTCAATAAGGCCGTCTACCCGGTTGTTGCCCGAATGGTAGTCAATGGGCAGGAAGTACATCCGTGGGGTGTTGCGGAGAGCGTCGAGTTGTTTCATCGCTTAAAGAGGGTTTTAATGTTGGTGCTTCCGTGTTTGTAGTTATTGGTCAAGTGAAAGACCTTGCAATGCTCTGCCAGTTCGCCCTGCTCCGTGAACTCCAACATCGGCTTTAGATTCAATGACCATATCGGGAAGGACGCAAGGCTCTCCCTGAATAGACCGTTATTGGGAATGTGGTCAAGTTCGCCCGGATTACGGGTCAGGACCTCCTTGAGCCTCTTGGTGCTGAACATCCAAAAAGCGTGGTAGTTGATGAAGAACGGCAGGCTCACGTAGTCCTTGCCGTTATACTGACACCACACCGAACTGGGCAAAACCTCGTTCACGTCGGGAGTGCATTCGCCTTCCTTGTCGTCGTAGGTTTCAATGCGGGTGAAGGATGGGTACAATCCATCGGCAAACATCGAATCGAACCGCTCCGTGAAGTTTACGAACCCCTCCTTGGGCAGCATCATGTCGTCCTCGAAATAAGCCACCCAGTCAAAGTATTTGTAGGTTTCCTTGATGCGGGTCCGATGGACTGCGGTCAGCATCCAAGGGTGCGAGAGTTGCGTATGAGCGTGAACCGTTACAGGTTGGTCCGCAAGTAGCCCCACGACTTCGGGGTCGTTGGTGTCCACGAAGATGTCGGCTTGTACCGGATATGACTTGATAGCCTCAATGACCCGGATGAGGTTTGGTATCCTTTCGGGATTGTGGTGGTATGCGATGTTGGCGAGTAGTTTCATGTCAAAAAGTTACAACGAATTTTTCAGGTGAAGGCCAGCCGGGGTTGGAATCAAAGACCTTGGTGTCGGGTTTCTTTCCTATCCAATGCTCGGCTTGGAACCGGTGGTCCCTTGCAGGTTCGCCCAGTTCTTTGATGTGGGAGGATTTGGCCCACCAAAAGTTGCCACCGAAGTATGGGTAGCCTTCGGGGTTGTTTGCGTCTGCCATGTGGGGAAACTGCTCCTTGGTAATCCAATGGCATCCGACCGCATCAACTCCTTCGAGCAGTTGCAAGGACCGTTCATAAGCGACCACGTTGAAGAATAGCATCGACCTCCCCCAAAGTTGGGTGGTCAAGGATGGATTCGCAGCCCCCTTCGTGTGGGCGTACAGGTACACGGCTTCCTCTTCTTGGCTTGTCTTGTACATTTCAGTCAGCGTAGCCTGCTCCCAAGCGTTGGTTCGGGTTACCACAACTTTGACCTTATCGGCAACCATTGACCCTTCCAGCACCTCCTTGACCGCTTTGCGTTGTTCGGGTGGACCGACAATGCCGACCCTTATCTCATCCAAGACGTTGATGAGGCCGTAGTTGCAGACCGCCATCATGTGCTGGTTCAGGATTAACTGCCAGTTGCCTCCGCAATAAACGTGGTAATAGTGAACGACTTTCATAAGGTCCAAAGGAGGGTTAGAAGGGTGAGGATGAAGAAAACGGCTGCAATCGTCTTGCCGATTTCAATGAGCAGGTCAAGGATGCGTTCCGTGTTCATGCCCCAAAGTTACACAACAACATACTTACCCGAGTTACTGACCCTTAACTTGTTGAGAGCCACATACCGCATAGCATCGCAGGCGTGGTTGAAGGAATCAATCGGAACCCCCGTGTTCTTGCCTTCTTTGTCCGTAGCCCAAGTGTAGGACCGCAGTTCTTTGATGAGGTTCGTGCTATCCTTGGTTACCTGCAATTTAAAGCGTTTCAGGATGTCGATGCCGTTCCTGACCGAGTCGGGGCCTTTCTCCGCTGGCTTGATGTTGAACCCCAACCGATAGATTTCTTCAATGCTCTTGGGTTCTGCTGAATCCGCTACTATCTCCCAAGCCCTTGTGATGCCGAGCGACCGCAGTTTGTCTGCGATGTCTTGGTTGGTCAGGCCAGTAGCGTAGAGCAGTTCCTGAATCAGGAGGCAGTCCCCTTGGCGGTAGATAGCGACCAAGGCCGTAGGGTCGTTGCTAAAGCCCCAGTCAAGCCCAAGGGCGACGAATTTTGCACGGCTGACATCGATGCCCTCCACGACCTCGAAGTCCTCGTAGATGGCCCCCTGAAGCGTTCCTACTTGACCGAGGCCGTAGACCTTCCACCAGTTCGCCCAATAGGCTGACGTTTCGGCTTTGGTGCGGTTCAGTTCGATGTCCCTCTTGATGGTATCAGGCAGAGCCTCGTTGTCTTTGTAGGTAAGGATGACTAGTTCTGCATCCTGTTCGGGCAGGACCTCCGTATGCGCCCAAAATTCGTGGGTCGGGTTGAAGTCGATGTAGATGGCCTCGCTGGTACGAATGGCGAGTTGGTAGTAGGACTCAAAGTCGATGTTGTTCGCCTCATTGATGTAAACGACCTGCCTCCTTGCCCCTCGGAGCCTTGCCTCGGAATCAGCCGAGAAGAACTCGATGATTGAACCGTTGGCAAAGTGATAGGTGAGCAGGGTCTTGTTCCATCGGTCTGCGACCCATCGGCCCGTCCATTGCATGACCTTCGCAAAGTCTTTGATTGCACCCCTCCGTAAATGAGGGATGGATTCGGATACGACCGAAATCTCGGTCTTGTTCTTTGCTGCGATGTCTATGAGGACCGCAAGGATGGCGAGCGTTTTCCCCGCACTTGTTCCGCCTTGGATGACCTTCTTCCGGGCCGTCATCCGACGGATTCGGCTGATAGCGGTCGTGTACTTAAAGTCCATCCCCAAACAGGGGTTGCTCGATGTGGACCGTGTTCTCCTGCTTGTCAACCAAGCCAAGCAGACGAGAGGCGATGTTGGCCGAGTAAACGCCAGCACTTGAACCCTCCAGCATGTCCTTGTCGCAGGTCAGCCTTATGCGTGTAATGATTGGGGAGAATTTCTTGTGCAGGTCCGTAGTCCCCTTCCTGTAATCCGAAAGGTCATAGCAAACCCCGTTCTCTGCAAGCCATCCTTCAAAGCCCCTAAAGGTAATCGGACGCTCCTTGTCCCGGTAAACCATGACCCCATCCTTGCCGACATAGTCCTGCACCCGGTAAGGGTTGGCCTTGTTCTCGGCTCGGTATCGTTCAAACGCCGCCCATAGTTCTTCGGGGGTATTCCAAATTGGGGGTCGGCCTGCCATTAGTATTCGATTTTGTCGATTAGGTCGCTAATCTTGTTTACGATTTTCATTTTCACTTCGTACTGGTTCGGGGCATTGGATTCGTCCACCGCTCCGATGCAGTCGCAGAGGGTGGTGATGACCATCATCAGCGAGTCCATCCGAGCCTGCACTTGGGCTTCGTCATCCTTCGCCTTCGAGTTCGCCAAGTTCCCTAAGTTTATTCCTTGACCAAGAGAGAGCCGACTTGCCACCCCAAAGGAGGTAACTGATGTAACCGCAGTCCGAGGTGTCGTCTGCGTTGTCGTAGTAGGTTTCAGCACGGGATAGGTAGGAGTGCATGCGCTTGATGGTTTCGACCGAGATGGCTTCCCCGTTGGCAAGTTGCTGCGCTCGGACCTTACCCGTCTGCGTCGCACACTTGTTCCCGTTGCGCTCGTTCAGTTCTATCCCTCGCTTGGCGTTGTTCCTGATACCTTCCCCATAGTCCGCATAGGAGTCGAACTGCTGCCTCTTGTGTTTGGTATAGATTGAGCCACAAACCGCAAGCCGTTGAGCCGTATCGGGAAACTCCGCATTGGTTTGATTATTGCTCATGCAGCGACCGATGAAGCCTTCTCTTGACTCGTTATTGTTCGGGATTGGCAGGGGCATTGCTTAGTGGGATTGTAACGGTGTTTTGGTTGGAATCGGCAAACAAGTCCGCTTGCATGTAAATGTATTGGAGGGCCGATTTTACGCAGTCCGCACACCACCAATTCGTGGGCGGTCGTCCGTGAGCGGTCAAGATGGCTTGCAGTTCACCAACCGCATCGGGTGGCAGTCGCATCGTTAGCGAGGCGATGTATTGGTCCCAGTACTTGCGGTGCTTTTGGG